AGTCTTAGAGTTCCATATCTCCAAGTTTCACCTGTGCCGTCGTTTTCTATTTTTAGTGCTACAAGTCTTCCTCTTGCACGTGTATCTACTTTATCAGTTGTAGATGTAATTGTAAAGGGACCAAGAGGCGAGCTTGAGGCTGTGTTGTTTGGATAGTTATTTAATAACAATGTAATCTTTGAGTTACCTGTAAGAACTTTAAAATCTGGTATAAATCTACTTACAGACATAAAAAACTCACCATCTCCTCTGTAATTAACTTGTCCTGTAGCTTGACCTAATTGACTTCTGCTTTGTGTAATATCAAAGTCTCCAGACTTAATAAAGGCAGCAATTGCTGTTGTTCCTGCACTATTAACCTGGTCAGTGCCAACTTCATGAGCATAATAAGTTGATGCTCCATATTTATTTGTAATTCCTTTTATATTAGCAAATACAGGTAAAGCTGTTTTATCATATTCAGTTGCATACGGCACATCAAATACTCCAGCATCTGCATAAGTTGTTCTGGCTAAAGATCCTGTAGTCCAAACGTTTTCACCATAATTATATGTAACAACTCTGTCAATTTGTGTTGATCCTGATTTTGGATAAAACCAGTTTACTTCACTATAAAGTGTATTGTGTTCTGCATATACAGTTTCACTAGCACCAAAGTTTATACCTAAATTATCTCCATCTGTTGTAAACACAAAATCTTCAACAAGACATGGTAATGATTTTACTGTACCATCAAAAAGAAAGAATCCACCTTCAGCTGACATCCAGAATACTTTACCATCAGAATACGTTAATGCATGTTGTGCAATCAATCCACAGTTTGTACCAACCTGTCTAACACTAAATGTAAATGGTGGTCCTACGAATTGAATAACATATGCAGAAGTATCTGTTAAAACCAGTGTGTAATCTTTACCTGATACAGCTCCGACTATTTTGTTTCCTTTATCTAATCTAAATGTACCTGCTGTATTTGTAGCTGTTGGTGTGTATGTATTTAAATCTTCTTGATTTGAGAATCTAATAAACATTGGGTCTTGTGTTGCAGTATTTCCAATAGTTGTCTCTGTTCCAAAATGAAATACGTGTCTATCTCTATCAGAGACTTGTGTTAATCTTGTTGCCGTTGGGTTACCTGTTGTTACAAAATTGGTTGTTGTCTGTGATGCTCTTATCGTTCTAGCGTTAGATGCTCCTGCATTCCAAGTAAATGTTTTACCATCTCTAACAGTTGCAACTAAGACTTCTCCAAAGTTATCAAGACTCCAGTTTCCTGGATCCAGAACAACGTTACTTATAGCTCTTTCTGTTCCCCAAGTACTATCACCCCAAAGATATGTGCCCCAACCATAACCTACAGTTTGAAACGTTGGACCAACTATTTCGTAAGGATTAATTGTTGCGCCTCCAGCGGCTGACATTCCAGAACCAGTTTCATTTGTTCCGATGTTAATTGTAAAAGAATTATTTGCTACAGTTAAAATTTCATATGATTGTTCTAATTCAGCTACCGTAAAAGCTGTGTCTCCTGTTACAGATACTCCAGACAAAGTTATGTATCTTCCAACCTGCAAACCATGTGAAGTTTTATTAACAGTTATAGTTGAAGATCCATTTGTAGTAGTAAGTGTGGCTCCTGTTATTGCCGTAGCTAATGGAGATATATCGTAGAAGTCTTCTCCATAGTATAAGAATAAACCTTGTGATGTTCCAATAGCAGCATATCTTTCTCCTGCTAATGATGTCCATGTATGCTGTGCTCTTGCTGCACCGGGAAGAGTTTCACCTGCAACAGAAAGTTGATTCCAACCACCTATTTTTTCTGGTAATCCATATCTAAATCTAACATTATCACCATCTACCCATTGAGACTCAGCTCCTGAGTCTGTGATCATTTTGTTAAAACCAGGTTTAAAATTGAGTTTTTGTAGCATAATTGCTGTACTATATAATATTATGATTTAGTTGGCTACTTCAAAATCCATGTTAAGAGTCTGTCTTAAACCCTTTGCTTGAGGATAGCAACCATGAAATGTGTGTATAGGCATAATTATTAAGCTTCCTTCCTGTGGTTTTATTTCATGATATCTAATGTTTCCGTCTCCGTCTCCATTGAAAAAATAAAACTGACCTCCTTTATTAATAGTAGGTTTTGGTACTTTTAAATACAAAACAGTAGCTATGTGATTAGTTGGGTCATTATGATTGTGTACAGTATGGTAGCTATTTTCATATCCTAATACTGTCCAGGCTGCTAAAAGACTTAAATTATTTTGACCTGTATGTCTTGTTATTTCTTTTTTTACCGATTCTTGTATCTCTAAAAATCTATCTTTATATTCATATATTAAATATTGTTTTGAATCACTTCCTCTAGTGCTTCTATCTTTTACTGATGCAGGAGTTTTATTCTTAATTATTTTATCTAAGATTTTTTTATAACCTTTAATATCTATTGTTGTGTGTACAGCCCAATCTCTCATTTTATTATGTAATACCTATCGTTGTTATTAAATATGGTATTTTGATATATGTCCATGGCTATAGATATTCGTACATCTTCTTTAGGATTTGATTTCACATAGTGAGGTAAGTTACAATCAAACAAAGCTATCTCTCCTGGTACGCTTTTAAATTTTTTTATAACCTTTTTAGTAGCTAGATTTCTAGAATATTCAGGATCTGCATCTCTAACATAATATGTTCCTATCTCTTGATCTCCACATATAAAAATATTAGCACAATAGAATTGTTGTAAACCATCAGAATGATAATGTAATTTTATACCTTGATCTTTTCTAAGTGTGTTTGCCCAACACTGTATAGATAGAGGCTTAAAAAAATTATATTTATTTAAAAAAGGTTTTATTCTTTTTTCTAATAATGGTCCTATATCAGAGTTAAAAAAATTAAATATATCAAATCTACCTGTTAATGCATTTTCACCTGCTCCTGGATATCTTGATACTCCTAGTCTTTTTATATTATCTTCTGTTGCAAGAACGTGGTTTTTGATTGTATCTACTTCTTTGTTATTA